CGCAAACGTCGTCGTAATTTCGCCAGTTCATCAGTTGCCTATGCCAAAAACCCAAACCCTAGCGCCACACCGGGCGCATCACCCGCAGTCAGAAGCGCTGGGTAGGACCCGCTATTCGGCTGTGGGGAGTTGCGTTGGGTTGCGTTTGGGTTGCGCGCGCGGTGGATTTCGCTGGGGGGGGTGGGGTTCATTGGCGTCGGCCGGCGATCTTGTCGGCTCGCTGCTGGCGTTCGTGGTCGTCGCGGCAATCGGCGTCGCAGAAGCGGCAGCCGGGCGGTACGATGGCGTCGCAGTGATAGCAGATGCCAACCGGTGAGAGTACAGCGGTAGCGGCGCGGGCGGCGGCTATCGCCAGGTCGATCGGCATTTGCTCTGCTTCCTTGGCGCGGTCGGCGTCGTCCATCAGCGGACTGCCGTGAGATTGGCGCGGGCCGTGATAGCTTCCAGACGCTGGCTCATGGCTTTGAGTTCCTTGGTGGCCAGGATGAACTGCTGCTGCAGGGCTTGCACCTCGTCGGCTGGCGTTACGGGGTCCGGCTGTGAGTAGCCACAGATCGCCGCGACGTAGTGCATTGCGGCATGGCAGTCGATCTCGCGGCCGATGCGCAGCAGGTGCAGCAGTTCCGTCTCGTTGAAGTGCTGGCGGCGGTCTGGGTTGAGGCAGTCGCTGATCTTGCTCGCGGCCTGATCAACGGGGAGCGATGGCCAGAGCTTGCAGCCGACCACCTTGGAGCCGCCGGCGGCGCGGATGACTTCCCGAAGGGCGTCATGGATTGATTCGTGGAACAAGGCCTGTTGCATGGTCGGTCCTTTCGTGGCTTGTACGTGGCTGTACGAAAAATCCGGACAGCCTTCGTACCGGTGGCGGGCTATCGTTTATCCGTGCCGGACAGATCGGCCAGATCGGTGCCCGGCCTTCTCGAGTCGTTGAGCACGCGATGTGTCCTTGGTGAAAAAAAGCCCTCCCCGCGTCTGTCAGGACGCGGAGAGGGACAGAAGCCGCACAGGCGCGGAGAGTTCGCCTGGCGGTGGGAGGAGATGGGTTGTGGGCGTCATGCGGCGGACTGCTGTTGCTCGATGTGGTCGGCCTGGCTGGCCGGCGCCTGCTTGGCGAAGTAGTCGGCGAGGCGCTGCACGTGGTGCACGCTCGGGTCTTTGATGCTGCCCTGCGCGATCTTTGTCAGGGTCGAGTAGGGGACGCCACTGCCGGCAGCGACCGTGCGCTGGGGTATGGTCTTGGCCCGTAGTTTGGCCATCACAAATTCGTAGATTGGTGTGGAGGTGATCATGGTCGCGCATCCTATACCCATATGTGGGTCAGCGCAATACCCACACATTGATTTGCGCATTTGCGACTATCCGCAAATGGCTATTGCGCAAATCATCAGCGGCAACTTGATCAGGCTGATGGCATCCTATCCAGGCCGCGACACGCTCGGGAAAGTGGCCAAAGCTGCCGGCGTCGGGTTTGGCACCGTTCAGCGCGCGCGCAATGCGGATGGCAATCTGACCGTCCAGAATCTCGATCTGATTGCCAAGGCGTTCAGGCGCTCGGCCAAGGACTTGCTCGTGGATCCGGATGAGGCGTATGGGCCAGCGGCCCCGGTAACGGTCCTGGCGGTGCATGAGCCTCCGATTGATGAGCGCGAGCTCCTGCAAGGCTATCGAGACGCCTCACAGGAGGTGCGAGAGATACTGCTTGACCTGGCCAGAAAGGCGTCGCGCAAGAAGGATTTCGGGCCGCGCAGCGAGAGAAACGACTAACCCGGACTCGACTGCGCGCGATCAAGGGCTGCAAATGTCACGAGAAGTGATATGGTTCCGCAATGGATAGTCAGACACCCCCCCCAAGGCGATCCCGGCTTGCTCCAGATCAGGGCTTCCCGGCGGGCAATTTCCCGGCTCAGGAAGAGGCGCCAGCCGTCGACGTCCGGACCGCGGACGGCAGGGCGGCGGAGACGCTCTGGCGAATCGAGGCGGCGCCGGGGTTGCCGGCTTCTGGGAAGCCAGAAGACCGCCCGGCGCGCGTCATCGTCACCGACGTTCACATGGCTTTTTGGTCGATGGTCTCGCTACTTGTCAAGCTGGCGTTCGCCCTCATTCCCGCGGCGGTCATCATCACCTTGTTTGTGCTCGTCACCATTTCCGTAGCCGAGCGGTTGAGCAGCCTGGTCCGGTAGCAATCGCCAGGCCGTTGGAAGGTGCCCGTCTGTAAGGCGGCTTTTTTTTCGCTCGAACTACCCATTTACGGATTGACACGACACCCATAAACGGGTATTGTGTCATTCATCAACCCAACACGGAGCCACCACATGCCCCACATCGATCAACCCGGCGGCGTTCTTCTTGCCGAGCGGCTTGCCGCCGAAGCGTTCCCGAGCGGCCGGGAAGCGCGGTCGGATCAGTACAAGGCAGGAGTCAAAGCGTTTTTGCTGTACGTGTTTGCGTCGCACCCGATCAAGCACGAGTACAAGCCCGGCGATCCGCGGCGGGACGCCTTCTATGCCGGGATCGGCGAAGGCAAGCACATTGCGCAACGCGAGCAGCGCGCCCGGCGCGAAGGAGGCGATTCGTGAAACGTTTCCGGCTGCACCCGGCACGAAGGAGGCGATTCGTGAAACGTTTCCGGCTGCACCCGGCGCGAAGGAGGCGATTCGTGAAACGTTTCCGGCTGCACCCGGCACGAAGGAGGCGATTCGTGAAACGTTTCCGGCTGCACCCGGCACGACGCGGGTCTTCGGTCGTCTTTTTAAGGTTTATCGGTCAGCGGGAAAACTGACGCGGCCGGAAAAAATGCGCGAGGAAGCCCAAAGCACGGGGCGGATGCCGCAGGAGTGACCAGCGACTTTTGCAGACGGCTGGCGTAACGGGAAAACGAAAGCCCCGCGACAAGCCGGGAGAGTACCGGCAACCTACAAACTGCGAAGGGAAAAAACGAATGGATCATGCTTTTACCCGCGTGCCAACCACGCATTTGCCTGGCGGGCTTGTCGTTCAATCGTTCGAGGTTTCGCGCTTCCTTTGCTGCCAGGATCCGGAGTCGCGCGTTCCTCGCGCTGGCTCGCACGTCGGCAGCGCGCCTTGGGTTCGCGTTTTTTACTTCGGCGCCCTGGCCGCCTGCCGGGCGGCAGGCTGGTCGCTGATCACCGAGCGGCAATGGCTGGCGATCGCTCACGATGCGGCGGGCCAGAATTGCAATTGGACTGGCGGCAAGTTTGGGCTCGGCAAGCTCAAGCAAGGGCTGCGCAAGCGCAGCATCTTGTCTCCGGCGTCTGGCATGTACCAGCCCGACGACGAATCGGAAGCGCGCTGGAAAACCTTGTCCAACGGGCAAAAGCTGTGCGACTTCGGCGGCAACGCCTGGTCGTGGGTGTACGACGACATCCAAGGCGGCCCGGAAGGCGTTGCCGGAGTTGTGGAGCCGGACTCCCCGAGCGTCACCACGGCGCCGTGCGATCCGCGCGCCGATGGAATGGGCATTTTCCCAAAAGCCGGGTCGGCAAGGTTGGTCTGGGACGACCGCGGGCTGATCCGGGGCGGCGGATGCCGCAGCGGGAAAGACGCCGGAGCGTTTGCGCTGTATGCCGCGCTGCTGAATGGCCAGTATTCCATGGTCGGATTTCGCGCAACGCGGCCGGTCTTTGATGGGGCCGACGCATGAGCCACTACAACGACCACAGCATGCAAGCGCGGCCAAGCCGCAGGCGAGGCGCCTCGCCGTTGCAGACGCTCGGCAGGGCAATCCACAACGCCTGCCGGCTGGCCTTGCGCGTTGGGCTTGGCTTGCGCATTCCTGCCGCGCGCATCCACCAGCACGATCTGCAACAGGCGCGTCAGCATGCGGCCGACCAGGTGCGCTTGTCTCTCGAGGACGTCAGCTACTGGATGTCGGAGATTCACCGCATCGACGCCAAGCGCGCAGAAGCAGACGCCAGCGAGCAGTCACTGCACGATCGGCGAAACGGCTTGCGTCTGCCCACGCCGACAGGGCCAATCGAAACGCTTTGAGGAGCAACAACTCATGATACTTGGCTTGACAGGCCAGCCGTTCAACGGCAAAGACACCGCGGCGAATTACCTTGTCGCCGTTCACGGATTTCATCGACTCGCGTTTGCGGATCCCATTCGCGCTGGACTCAAGGCCATGCTCGGGCTGACTGATGATGACTTTTCGCCGGAGCGCAAGGAGATTCCAAGTGCCTTTCTTGGCGGCAAGACGCCGGTTGAGTTGATGGAGTCGCTGGGGACAGCGTGGGGACAAGATCATGTCTGCAAAGACATCTGGTCATGGCAAGTACTCAGGGAGATTCAACACAAGCGCTGCGATGGCCTGCGTAATTTCGTGGTTTCCGACGTGCGATTCCTGCACGAAGCCAACTCCCTGCGAACGCACGGCGGCAAGCTCCTGCGCATCGTCCGCCCCGGGGCGCCACGTAGCAACCGCAACGAATTCCGCAGTTTCCAGGAACAATTGCGCCTCGTGTCCGACGTGGACGTCATTGCCGAATCCGTCGAGGAACTGCACGAAGTGCTCGACGACGTTTTGTATCAGATTGGATTTTGTCACTCGCAGCAAGAGCGGTCCGCATGAGCAGCAACCCAGCCCAGCCGAACCAGCAAAAATACAAGCGCTGGACCGCCGAAGAGGAACGCGAGCTTTGCTGCCTGTATGGCACCATCCCGGCCACAAGGCTCGCCGAGCGCTTTGGCGTGTCTCCTGCAAAGCTGCGCGACAAAGCGTCGCACATGCAGCTAACCACGAACGCCGTGAAAGCGCGCAACAGGGCAGCAGCCGCCGCGGATGCCGCCGCGGCTGCCGGCGGCGACGAGGAAGATGAAGAAGCAATCAGCGACGACAAACAGCGCACGGCGCACGGATTCCAAAAGGTCGTTTGCAAGCCCGGATGCCGGATCATTACTCACACGATGCGATAGCACCAAGGAGGTAAAGCCATGTCTGCAACAAACCAAAATGGCGCCAGGGCCAAGATTCTCCGAGCGCTTGCCGAGTACGGTCTGATGCCGGTTTCCGAGCTTGCGGCCGCGGCTTGCTTGTCACCGGCGCAGGCGCGCGATAATGCCAACCACGCCGTTACCGATGGGCTAATCACGAAATGCCGGGACGACATCACGAACACGCTTGCCTACAAAATCACTGCAGCCGGCCGCGGTTATCTCGCGGAGCGCTGCCGCAAAGCGGCAGAGGAATTGTCTGGCGCCAGGTCGGTGGAGGAAACGCAAGCAGTCGAGCCCGTCGCCACGAGCGTTGATCCTATTCCGGAAAGCATGCCGGACAACGTGGTTTCCATTTTCGCCACAGAGCCTGAGCCTCCGCCGGAGCAATACGCAATTTGCCGATCCGGCCAGGCGCATCTGTCCGCCTGGCCGCTGCGCGACATGACCATCGACGCGGCCCGTCAGCTTGCCATCGATGACGCGGCAGCCATCGGCGGCGAGGTTGTGCTCTACCGGTGCGTGCAGATCGGGAAGGCGTTCCCGCGAATTGTCTTTGAGGATGCGGAATGAATACCGCGAATTTGAGAAGGTGCGCCGAGCTTCTGCGCAGCGGCGAGGCGCGCGCAGAAATTGTTGCCGGGGAAATCGATGACGCTGCAAATGCTCTTGACAGACTACAGGCCACGCATCGCCTGATTGCGCGCACTGAGGCCGGCGAGTGCTGGCACTGGCAGGGCGACGGGCACGACTACCCGGATAGCCTTGCATGTCCTGTCGTAATCGACGATTGCGTGTTGCGAAAGTTTCTGCGAGACGCTGGTCGATATCGTTGGCTGCGCACAAATGTCACGCGGATTCTGCTCACGACAACGCTAGATTCCGCACTGAACGACGACAGGCTATCTGTCGTGAAAATCTATGTTCCTCCCCATATGAGAGCCGCAGACGGTAACAGCGTCGATGCTGCTGTTGACGCAGCGATGCCTGAAGCGCTGACAAGGAAAGCATCGCAGCATTTGCCATCCGCCACTGATGCAGATGCTATTGGAGCGGCGGCCAAACTCGCTTGCGGCTTGCTGTGAATGACAGCCGAATGGCGCCAAGGAAAAACAGAAGCCGCTTATCAGGCGCTTGTCGAAGCTGTCGGAGGATCAGGAAGCCAAGGGCTGCGCGAGTCAATTGAGGCTGCGCTTGCAGCCGGGCACGAAGTCGACGCGCCTCCAGGGTGCTATTGGCCTAAGGAATAAATCTATGGGTGAAATTTCAAGAATCGAGTGGACCGATGCCACCTGGAACCCTGTTACCGGATGCACCAAGGTAAGCCAGGGTTGCAAGAACTGCTATGCCGAGCGCGATTGGGCGCGGCTGGTTCATCTTCCGGCGTACCATGGTCGGGCGTTCACAGACGTTGAGTGCCATCCGGAACGGCTTGACCAGCCGCTGCGGTGGAAAAGGCCGCGCAGGATTTTCGTGAACAGCATGTCGGACCTGTTTCACGAGGACATCCCGGACGAGTTCCTCGCTCAGGTTTTCGCAGTAATGGCGGCGACACCAGACCATACATATCAAGCTCTGACCAAACGCCCAGCACGGATGCTGGCGCTGCTCGACAATCCGGGCTTCTCCGACCTCGTAGACGACCTGATGCACATCCACACTCATTCTGATGCGGACTGGCCCCTACCCAACGTCTGGCTCGGCGTCAGCGTCGAGGACCAGGCAACGGCGGACGAGCGCATTCCCTTGCTGCTTCAGACGCCGGCAGCGGTGCGATGGATCAGTGCGGAGCCGTTGCTTGGGCCGATTGAACTGCACGCACTTCCGCACCTGCATGGGTACGGATCGCCCCACTGCTCCGAGTGCGGATACCCGGTGACCATTGATGCGCTCAACGGCTACACGGCGTGCGGGCCATCGGCGTGTGATGGCCCGAGGGTGGATACGCTCGATTGGGTCGTCGCCGGCGGCGAGTCCGGACCAAAGGCGAGGCCGACGCATCCCGACTGGTTCCGATCGTTGCGCGACCAGTGCAAGGCTGCAGGCGTTCCATTCTTGTTCAAGCAGTGGGGAGAGTGGTCTCCACAGGAAGACACGCTTCTGCACGGAAAAATAGACGCGAGACTTATCGAAAAAGCGCACATTTACTACGGGACAGCCGCCGGTTTCTGTCCGGCAGAAGGCGTGTTCCGGTTTGGAAAGAAAGCCGCCGGCCGCCTGCTCGACGGCATGCTGCATGACGAGTATCCAGAGGATGCGAAGTGATCAAGACAAAACAGACGGTTCTGCACAATCCAGAGGCTGGGGTGGACGGGAATTGCTTCTCTGCTGTTCTCGCCTCCCTGCTGCATTTGCGAATCGAAATGGTTCCGATCTTCACCGGACCCTCGTGGAGACACGACGTAAACCGCTGGTTGCGCAAGCACGGCCTCGCGTACATCCAACTCCGGGACTTCGAGACGGCTTGCGGAGACTTCGGGATATCCGGATGTCACCATGAGATTGGCGGGACCACGACCCGCCGGAATGATTGTCTTCACGCCGTCGTTGGTGTCGATGGCGTTCCTGTTTTCGATCCTCATCCTGATGACACTGGGCTGGCCGAGATACAGGATTGCGGCGTGTTTATCGCACTGGAGCCGTGGCGTGGATTCGTGTTCGACCGCTACGCCCGCGAGATCATCCCTGAGAAAGCGCCGAAATGAGTATGCAGCACATACGCGACGCATACGGAGTTCCGGCGAAGCGCGGAGGCCGGTTGACCGCAATGTTAGGCAACTTGCAACTTGCAACTTTTTGGCAGCAATGCCGCTTTAGGAGGTTGAAATGAACGCACAACGCGAAATGCCGAAGTACGAATGCCACAAGAAAGTGTGGGCTTTGAAGATTGCCGGAATTGTTGGCGACCAACATGGCGGGGTGTATTTCCAGCCGGCCGAAGAAGGTTACGACAAGGTGCCGATGTCGCCGGAATACGTGGCGAAACACAAGCCCGAAGTCGGCGGCTACTACGTGGTCTATAAGGACGGCTACAAGTCGTTTTCGCCGGCCAAGGCGTTTGAGGATGGATACACGCCTGTTGCCTAACGCCTGAATTGAGCCGCGCCGGAACGGCGTCGGCTTGAATGAATTGTTAGGGCGCACTCAAAGGGAATGAGATGAAAACGGCACAAACCACAACACTGATAGAGGTCACCCATTGGACATGCACTGTCGAAGGGCACTTTCACAAGACCCGCGACGTGGCAGAAAGGTGCATTCAGAAGCACTCCGCGCCGAAAGCGGTTAAACGGCGCTGGACGGAAGACATGATCGCAGACGTTTGCGCTGAGATAGTTTCCGGAACCACTTACAAGAGCGTTGCGGACAAGTACGGGGTACAACAAGAGCGAATCCGTCAGGTCTACTCAAAGGGGATTCGCATGATGCTTCACCCGGCCCGGTTAGATGAGCCATTCCCGGATCACGATAGATGGTCGGTTGAGTCTGTGCGTAGCAACGCCGATTTTTGGAACCGGCGCATAGCGAAGCTCCGCAGTGCGCCCTAACGCATAGGTGTGGGGCCTCGCGCGGCTTTATGCGCGAGGTCCCACACGACCGCCGGGTTGGGCGGCATGTAACAACGGAGGAAGAAATGGCTTGCAGAACGGAATTTGAAAGCGAAGAGGCTTGGCGCTACTACCTTGATCGAGCGACCGAACAGGAAGCCTACGACGCCCTGGGTGAAGTGTTGAGGCTTGCGCGGAACTTTGCGCACAAGCACAAGGCAACGAGCAAGCGCATGCACAAGATGTTCGACGCTGGCGCAGCGATCTATGCCGATAGGTTCGGGCGTGAGTGGGCGCCATTTTGACGCCCAACGCCCGAGGTAACGCGCCCGACACGGCGCGCACCAACGGCCCCGAAGCGTGACGGAGCGGCCCGCCGTGGCGGGTCGCGTTGACCGAAGTGTTAGGCCTGCGGGCCGGGAGAACCAGATGGACGAGCGAGACGCCAAGGCCCAAGGCTGGGCAGTGCACCGCCGAGACATGGCATTCGTGCGCGGCTACGTGACCTGCGCCACCTGCGGCTGCAACTACCACAGCGCCGAAGACAGGCCCGGCCATCGCGTGCCGACCTTTTGCCAGCGATACAGCATCCCCATCGACCCGGCCGCGACCGACGCCAACATCCTGCGTGCCGAAGCCTGCGACCAGTGGGTGCACGAGGCGCTGGACAGAAACATGGTGGTGAACCCGGACCACGCCTACCGCTACGACAAGTGGCAAGAGAAATGAGCAGGCCTAACGCATAGTCGACGTTTGTCTACCTGTTTCACCATCCGGGCGTTTGCAAAATCATAGACTTACGATAGAGCGATCTGTCAGGAACAGCCACCAAACGGCACAAATTGTCCTGGCAACGGCACAAAATCTGCACAACCAAACAGCATCTCGTAGCCACAAAGGAAAGCGTACCACGGCCGGCAAATATCGCAAAAGACGCCGACCGCAGATCGCAAGAAAGCCCCCTCCTGGCGGCTTTCTCATTCCGTCGCCGCCGGCGGCTTCCCTTGCTCCGCCTCTCGCGTCGCCTTCCTCCGGTCGATCAGCCGCACGTGCCGCAACTGGTCGCAGATCAGCAGCAGCGCCAGGCCGCCAACCTGCAGCAACGCCGACCAGCTTGGCGGGTGTCCGGTGAGGATGTGATACAAGCGGATGGCGCTGCCGATCGCGATCAGATGAAAAGCCGTGCGCATGATGAACGGAGCGCACGGGCTCATGCGGTTGAGTACTGGCTCGGTGAGCACCAGAATCACGAGCGCCTCGAGTAGGCCGATGATCTGCAGCCAGCTCACTTGAGCACGTCCTCAGCGCGCTTGGCCGCGAGGCGCATCAGGAGCGGGCCCAGGATGCGGTGTGCCAGGAATCCGATTCCGACGGCCACCGGGTATTGGATCTTGTCCTGCGCGCCGGCCGCCTGCATGGCGCCCATGCCGTCGACAACCGCCATTGCCGCCGGGGTTCCGTAGCCGGCCAGTATCGACGCGGTGATCGACAGCGTGCAACGCCGGCGCAGCGGCATGGGGTCGGCGTAGGAGAGCGCCCAGAAGGCTCCCCACAGGCCGGCGAGAACAAGCTCCGGGCGCAGCCCCAGGGCAATCCCGAACAGCGTGACGCCGGTTGCTGACAGGCCGATCACGGCCGCTCCGCTGGTGCTGGCAGGGTCGGGCATGGTCTGGTCAGTAAAAGACGCCGGCGGCGGCGTTGCTGGCGGCGATGTGGACGGAGTCGCTGCGGACGTCGATTGCGACCCTGCGGTAGTCGGTACCATAGGGAACAAGCTTGCCTTGGTAGACGTAGTACGGCATGGCCTGCTGCGTTATCGGTCCGGTGTCTGGCCGAACATAAACGTAGCTGTCATCCCAGTCAAAATACATGTCGCCGGCTGGCGATACGCTCATGATTGGCGAGCCGGCGGGTACGCCGTCTGTGATGCGAGTGATGGTATCCCAGTAGCTGATCTCGGGCGGCGGGCCAGGAGGAAGAGACGCGCCGGCCGCCGTAGTAGTTGTCAGGGATACGGAATCGCTGCCGACTGACCAGGTTCGCACAAACGTGCTGGATCCTGTTTTGTCCCAGCCTTCCTCGTAGCTGCCGGAAATCGCTATTACATCGTCAAATACCCGCTCATAGCGAAGGAAATCGAACGTCCCATCGTTGCGCGGATAGGCGTTGACCACGTCGTAAATGCGCTCATGATGCGCGCCGTATCCGGCGGGGCCAGAATACTCGACCGCCAGGATTCGCGGCACGTACGTCAGCGCGGCAGAGATTCCTGCACCGCTCGGCAAGGCGCCAACGCCGGAAAAATCGATCCGTACGAGGCAGCGACGCTCGAGAACGAACATGGCGGCGCTGCCATCCGGCAGGCTGCGAATCCAGCGGCCTCCGGTCGGCAAGGCGGCTGGATCCCCGCCGAGGCCGGGCGTGATGCCTTCGTCGGCGAAGGTGCCGCTGCCGATGGTTGTGGATCCGGAAACGCGGGTCTCGAAGATATTGTCGCGGCGCTCGTTGACCACGACCGTGATGCCGTGCGTTCGCGGGCCGCTGTTCCAGGTGTACGAGATGGTGATCGACCAGACGACGCCGTTCGCATCGCGATAGATATGGCCGCTTGCCACGCCCAGGGGAGCGCCTTGCACTGGCCCCGATACGCCGTTGTTGAACACCGCATCACAGGGGATGCGATAGGCGCCGTAAACAAGATCAGCGGCCGTGGTGAAGCGAAACAGGCGCGGCCGGCTGGGCGAGTACACCGGGGGCGTGGCCGCGGCGGAGTAGATCAGCGTGGACAGCGTGGTGTCGGTGTAGAAGCCTGTCGAACAGTGAAAGCCTTTCACCTCGCCGCTCAGGCCGGAGAATCGGCGCAGGGTTTCGTAGGTCGTGCCGGCCTGGCGGACGGCGCTGTTGTGGAGGTTTTCGAGGACGCCGTAAGGCGTCAGCGTGACGAGGTACAACAGGGTGTCGGAGACTCGGCGCTTCCAGGACAGACTGCGGATGGCGCCGGAATCGCGTTCGAGCAGGGCGAGGTCGTGCGTACCGGCGACGATGCCGTGCAGTTCGGGATACGTGACCGTGCCGTTGAGGCCGAGCTCGGTGGAGCGGCCCTGGCGGTTGAAGGTGATGTCGGTCCACAGGGCGTCGTAGCAGAAGAACAGGCGGCGCAGGCCGAGGCCGGAGACGGATAGGTTGGCGTTGGTCTGCTTGATCAGCCAGTCGACGGCGGTGCTGCGGCTGATCTCGACCAGGTCGCCGCTGACGCCGGCGGCCGGCGTGGCGCCGTGGGCAAAGCAGAGTTTGAGCGTGCGCGCGGTGCCGCCACTGCTCTGCACGGTAATGGTCTTGACCGGGCGGATGAGCGCGGAAATCAGGAGGTTTGGGCTGTAGATTCGCGTCGCGTCGTGGTAGGTGCGGGCGGCATAGCTGGTTTCCGAGAGCGGCGAGAATATGTCGTCGTAGGGGTCGGCGGCTTTGCGCAGCTTGTAGGGGCCGCGGCCGATGCGCTCGGGGATCTCGGTGGTCGGTGGCGGCGCCGGGAGCACCTGGTTACGGCGCGTGCCGATGCCAACGCCGGCGGCGGCGGCCTGGCGACTGAGCAGGAGGTCGAGGGCGCTGGCCATGCGGCGGCGATCAGATCAGCTTGGGCTGGCCGGTGCCGACACGCGGGGGGATGGCTGGCGGCGCGGCCAATGGCTTGAGCGTGCGGTTTTGCTGCGTGCTCAGGCTGGCGGCGGTGGCGATGCGGTCAAGGGTCTTGATCAGGTCGGGCTGCATGCTGGAGGCCTCACAGGGTGACGGTGAAGATGTCTTCGACGAGTGGCGCGAGGTAGGCCGTGGGGATGTCGATTACCGAGAGCTCGCGCTCGGCGGTTTCAACGCCGGGGAAGGTGATGGTCAAGACGTGGTCTTCGGCGGCGAGGTAGTTGAAATCGACGATGGGCGCGTCGGCCAGGGTGGTGGAGGCTGGCGTCGAGCCGGCGGGCGCGGCGGTGGGGGTTTCGTCGTGGCCGACGCCGGTGCCGGCCACGGAGCACAGGGCGATGGCAAAGTCGGTGGTGGCTTGGCCGGTTTCCGGGGACAGGCGGTGCGTCAGCGATCGGCACTTGCCTTGCGCGGTGATGCCTGGCGCGGCGATGGAAATCGTCTTGTCGACGTCGATCGAGGGATTCAGGGCGACGGACGCGGCGACTGTGTTGTGCCGGTGCGAGGCCCATATCTTGGTCTTGGCGATGGCGATCAGCGTTTCCATGGCCGCATCGGCGGCGGCGCGGTCGGAATCCGGCGTGAGGGTGACCTCGGCGGCGACGGTCTGGCCGATGACGCCGGCGGCGGTGTCCTGCGGGGGGATCGAGCTGATGGCGTTGCCGTAGAGCAGCATGGAAGTCTCGGCGGCAACGATCGGCGGATAGACGCCTTCGAGGGCGCCGGACAGTCGGGCGCTGCGGGCGCCGACGGCGGCGATGGAGTTTGGCGCGTAGACGGTTATGGCGTGGCGTTCTTCGATCGTCTGGCCGTAGTCAAACGTCACCGTGGCCGTGAAGCCCATGCATAACTCGGCGTCGTAGGGGCCGGGAATCCAGGAGCCGATGCCGGAGCTGGGGAGCGGCGTGTACGAGATGGCGACGATCTTGGCGCCGGCGCTTTTGATGGCCGACTCGACGGCGGAGCGCTGCAGGAACCAGGAGAGCGCGGCGGAAAAGTCGGAAATGGTGCCGGCACTGACGTAGCTATAGCCCACGGCGTAGGTTTCGGCTTTGACGCGCGGGAAGCGGTAGCCGAAGTCGATGGCGATGCTGTTGGTCAGGTCGTGGGCGCCGGCGATGGAGACGGAGAGGCTGCCATCGAGGAGGTGCGCGGCGGTGAAGGCGAGGTCGGGGGCAAAGCTGGGTTCCCAGGCGGTCAGGCGAAGCGCGCCGGCCGGCGTCAAGTCGAGCGACGCGGGGACCGTGGACAGCCGATCCTGCGCGCGCGACCAGCCGCGCGCAGCGGGGTCGAAGATGGCCGGCGAGTAATAGCCGTCAGGAATGGCGGCGTCGATGGCGGCGGCGTCCATCGCCTCGACTACGCCCTGCAGATCGTCGGTGCAGCGCAGGCCGATTCTGCGGCCGGCCAGGTCGAGCACGGGCGTGTCGATGATGCCGGTGAACAGGCGCTCGACGCTGGTCGGGGATCCGGTGTGCATGGCGGCGATGTCGATGGTGATCGGCTTGCCCACCCAGGCGGCGACGGTGAAGCTGGTCGAGGCCGGGGCGATCGTCAGATCGGCCACGCGCGCGCTGTCTTCCTCGGCGTCGATGCGGATGTCGCCGACGATGCGCGCGGTGACGTCGACGCCGGCAATCGTGACGATGGTCGTCCAGATGCCGGCAGATCCGGAGGCGCCGCTGGTGCCGACGTAGGTTTCTGGCACGTCAAACCTCCTCGGCGACGAGTTCCCAGCGATAGCTGGCGTCGCCTCGGGATCCGGATTCGCTGGGGCGCTGCACCCAGCAGGTGAGCAGCGGGAAGTACAGAATCTGATAGCCGATGGCGTCGGCGACGGCGGTGGCGGTGCCGACGTTGCCGACGATCGACAGCGGCGTCGGCACGGCATCGCCGAAGGGCAGCAGGGCGAGCGCGAACGGCAGGTGACCGGCGTCGGCACGGCGGCCGACGGGCAGCGTGGCCTGCCGGCTGGCGTCGGCGATCAGCGCGCGCGGGACGAGGCAGGCGACGCTCTGCGTGGTCGACGTGTCGATCGATTCTAGGCCGGCCGGCAGCCAGCCGCCTCCGCTGATGGTCGTGCGCAGGCGGCGCCAGGTCTCTTGCTTGATGGCGGCGCCGGAGACGGTGCGCAGCAGGGTTTCTCCGCCGATCGTCTCGTAGGTCTGCTCGATGTCGAGCGCGGCGCGGTTCGGAATGGCGAGCGCGCCGATTTTGAGAACCGTTGTCATTTCGGGCCGCCTTTCTGCAGGGCCAGGCGGGCGAAAGCGCCCTCAAGTTGGCGAAGGGGGTCAGCGTCCATGGTCACCCGGTAGCTGCCCAGGTCGGGAAAGTTGAACACGGCGGCGGCGCGCTGGGCGGCGGCCTGCGGCGCCCGGGCCATGCCGATCGACAGGCCGCTGACGAGTCCGCCACTGGCGAAACCTGGCAGCGCGCCGAGGCCCTCGCGGTTGAGGCGCTGCAGCCAGGCGAGCATGCCGCGCTGGCGGACCACTTCCTGCCGGAGAACGAACTCGCCGGCGTGCACCACGCCGGCCGGCTGCCACTTGCCGCCCGGGCCGGTGTAGCCCCCGCGCGCGAATCCTTCCTTGCGAAAATCGGCGGCGGCAGCATAGGCCGCGTAATCCTCGGCGCCGGCCGCGTTGCCGGACTGCACGGTATTGACCGTCACGGTCACCGTCTTGTCTTCGAGCGCGGCGATCTGCGCCTTCAGATTGGCGATGGCGCCGAGCGCTTCGTCGACGCGTACCTGCACGCTGATCTCGCCGGCTTTCTTCTGCAAGGCGGCAATCTCCGCGTCGAGCGTCTTGATGCGGTCCGCCTGTTGCTTGGCCACGTCGGTGGCGTCGGCGGCTTTCTTCTCCTGAATCTTGGCCTGTGCCTCTTGCGCGGTGGCTTGCGCGTCGGCGAGTCGTTCGGTGGCGCGCGCCTGCTGCTCGGGGTCGGCGAGCTTGTCGGCGAATTTCTGCGCGCGCTCGGCATCCTTCAGCGCGCTCTCGGCGAGCTTGGCAGCGGCCTCGACGCGCCCCTGTTGCGCGGCGAACTTGGCCATCAGCGCATTCTCGGCGGCGGTGTCCGAGAGATTGATGAAATCCCGTTGGTTGGCCTTGTCCTGGTCTTCCTGCGGCAGTTGGCTACGCCGGATCTCGGCGGCCTTGTCGGCGCCCGCGGTGCGCGTGGTAGCCGCCAGGGCAATGAGCTTCTTGGCTTCCTCGGTAGCTGACTTGCTGGCGGCCAGGCTTTCCTGCCAGGCGGAGCGCAGCGCGTCGCGCAGTTTCTCGGCGTTGGCGATCTGCGCGGCGGTGCGCTTGTCGTCCTCGAGCAGGATGTCGGCCGAGGCTTTGCCGGCGGCGACGGAGCGGAGCTTTTCCAGCTCGCCAAGCTTGGTCTGCAGTTGAGCGCCGAGGGCCAGGCGCTTCGCGGCGTTGGCGGCCTCGTCCTGCAAGCCCTTGTCGCGCAGGGCCTCGTAAAACTTCAGCAGCTTTTCCTGCTGGGCGATGTCGTCGGCAACGTTCTTGCCGGAAATCGCGCCGGCCAGGCCTCGGCCCTGGCCGCGAGCCTTTTCGGCGTTGAGTTCGGCGAGGCGCGCGGTGACGCGCTCGATTTGCTTCTCGACAGTGCCGATCGTGCCGGTGAGCGAGAGCGCGCCGAGGAAGCTGAACCCGGCGCCGCGCGCCGTGATGAACTCGGTCGTCAGCTTGTTGAGCGTCGGCAGCAGGGCGTTGGCAATCGCAATCCCGGCGGCGGACGACGTCGTTTTCAGCCTGTCCAGGTTGTCATTGAATTCGGCGGCGGCCTTCGCGGTCCCGGCGGTCATCAGCCCACCCAGGCGCTCGATCTCGTCGCCAAGGGCTTGGATTCCGGTGCGGCCTTGCGCCAGGAACGGCACCATGACACCGCCCAGCTTAGCCCCGAAAATCTCGGCCGCGCGGGCGGAGCGCTCGGCGCCTTCGGGCAAGTTCGAAAAGGCGTCCGCCAGGTCGAGCAGCACCTCATTTGCCTGGCGGATTTGCTTGGTCGTGGTGTCCTGCACGCTGACGCCCAGGCGCTTAAATTTCGCGATGGCGGATTCCGATCCGCCGGCCGCGGCGACAATCTCGCCGGAGAGCGCCTGCAGCGACTTGCCGAGCTGCTCGGACTCGACCCCGGAGAGCTTGGCCGCGTACTGCAGCCGCCCGAGGTCTTCCACCGACACGCCGGTGCGCTCGCTCATCTGGTCGAGCGCGTCGGCCGCGTCAATGATGGATTTGGTATAGGCCACCAGGCCGGCGGCGGAGATGACCCCGCCCAGCGAGAAAGCGGCTTTGGCAATCGAGTCGAGCGAGCCAAGTTCTTTGCGCAGCCGATCGACGGCCTTGACGGCGTTCGAGGAGTCTCCGGTGATGACGACCTTCGTGGTCACTTTTTGCCGCTTTCCTCGTTGGCCAGGGCCACCGCTATCTCATAGGTGCGATAGGGATAGTCCCAGGGGTTGGTGTGGCCGTAGCCTTGGATCAGGACGCAGCAGGAGCGGTCAAGAGCGTCTGCTCGACGGCGGCCTGCACCGCTTTTGCGCTCCTCGCAATGGCCTGGCGGACCCGAAAAAAAAACGGGTTCAGTTCCTGGCACGCAGTGACCAGCGGGGCGAGTTCGCCCGGCGTGCAGCGCTCGAGGTCGGCCGCCGAGGCGTCGCACTGCAGCAGCAGATCGCCGAGCCCGAAGCCGTCGAAGACCAGCGACTGCAGCGGATCGCCGACGGCCTCGTCGGTGAGCAGCGCATTGCGCACCTCGGCGACGGTGAGCTCGCGCACGACGACAGCGAGGCTCTCGCCGTCGTCGTCCGGATGCAGGACGATTGTCTTCGTCGCGCGCATTTAGGTCGCCTGCTGCAGTTCAAAGTATTGCGACTTGCCGGCGGTAACGATCGTCTCGTCCTTCTGGAAGGTGAGCGACACCTGCAGCGTGCCGAAGTCGTCGCCGATCAGGGATACATTCTGCGCCACGCCGAGCTTGGCCTTGTAGCCCTTGAAGACGAGTTGCTTGCCGTCCACCTCGTTCACGCCCTCGACGTGAATCGAGATGTCCGGCGCCGAGTTGATCAGCGACTGCACGTCGGCGCCGACCAGCGGGGTGTAGCTGATCGTAATCGCGTCACCCGAGACCACCGAGCCCGTCGTGATCGTGCTGGCGATGGTGATGCCGCCGGCGCTGACGGTGTAGTCAGCCGTCAGAATCGTCGTGGCGCCCTTCTTGACGACCGGCGCGACGCTGGTGTTGATCAGCCGCTTGGTCGGCACGAACATATTCGGGACGATCTTGTAGCCGGCTTCGTCGGTGATCGGCGTCGCGGCGAGCGCGGCCGTGGTGCCCCACAGCGCCAACGCTAGGTTGTCGGCGGTGAAGTGCCGCATGTCGAGCGTGCCGGTCACGTCGCTGATCCGCTTGACAGAGGCGTCGACACCGCCGGACGAACTGGCGAAGTCGGCGAGCTTCTTCTCCTCCTCGGAGAACGAGAACCCGAACGCACTGACGTTTTCCAGGTAGCGGAACGGGCGATTCTCGAACGTGCTGCCGGCGCTGAACAGCGCGACGCGGACTTTGGCCTTGCCGATGTATGCGGAACCCATGGTATTTCTCCTATGCTATTTCAGGTGCCGACGACATGCGCCGGGAAGGTGAGGCCGAAGGCCAGACGCAAGATGCGGCCGTCGAATTCGGTGGTCTTGCCGCCGACGATCTCGACGTGCCGGCCGGGCTGGTACTCGTAGTCGTGCATCGCGGCGAGGGCGTCCTCGAACAGCGTGGCGGCAGCGACTTTCTGGCCGGGGTTGGCGCGGGCGGTGTCGAGAAATACCTGCACGGCATAGACGACGCCGAGGCGCAGATTGCTGCCGGTGGCGCCGGTCGGACTGGTGCCGGCGATTTGAATCTGGCCGACCACCGGCGACGTGCTGTCGTCGGTGAGGTCGACGGGGTCGAAGGTGCCGCGCAGAACCGAGCTTGGCGCGCACTTGTCGGCCAGGCGGGCGAGCAGCAGCGCCTCGACGTCGAAGATCATGGCTGCCGCACCAGGTGCGCCAGTCGCTCGGCGGTGTTGAGCTGGCGTGGTACGCCGATGACCTTGTAATTCACGGCGTTGATGGTGACGAGGTCGCCGGCGGACAGCAGCATGCTGGCCTGGTAGCGCAGGGTGTGCGTGGTGGTCGCGGCCGCGTCAAAGGCGTTCTCGCCGACCGTGTCGAGGTGGCCGGCGAAGGTCGTCGCGCCGAGCGCGCAGAGCGTCGCCAGGCCGAAAGGGCCGGTGTCGTAGAAGTAGGCGAGGTTTTCGAACATCATGCAAAAATAGTGGTGTTGCGGTCAGACAATCAGCGGATTAAGAGCCGCTGCGGCCAGAAATATTGCATTCCACTGCGCCGGCGTCGGCACCGGGAGCATGTTAGTTCTCAGGGCGCTTGAGAACGGATTATCACGGTCAATGACGTTGGTGTGCTTCCAAAACCGCTGTCTCTTGGATGTCAGCAGAGCTACAGACGCGTCAATCTGGGATTCTGTCCATCCCGCATCGGCACATGCCTGCACGAGCTGCCACTTGGTAACTGTCGGTCGAGGGTCAAGATAAGGAACGTCATCCCCGGTGAAGACAATAATTTTTTCGCCATCTGACCACGTGTGCTTTTGCCCTGGAACCGCTTCTGCATTGCTGCGGCCGCCAGCGGTGTTTGGAAATTCGACAATAGCCATAACCCCCCCGTCAGGAAACGTTAATAGACTTTGGCCAAATCGCAAACGATTCGGTGTTTGCGGCAATCTGCACAGTGTTTTTCAACACGAAAGTCGACGATAAATCGACAGCCTTGAATTCGTTTCCCCCCAGTGATGTGATTCCTGTCTGGCCGATAAGCGACCCTCCCCTGGAAACGACTTGCTCATTCTCTGATCCAGCGTTTTGAATCGAGAACATTCCTTCGATTACCACAGAGCTGGATGTCCATCCAAAGCTGTACATCGACGTTGCTCCGATGCGGCACTGGAAAGTCTTGGTGCCAGCCGTAGGCGTTCCAACGGCCTTTATTGTCTCGGTGATCAGCCCATTTTTTCCGATCGGAGAGACAGACACTTGCAGCGCCGTTACCTCGTTCGTCGTCTGCGTCAATCGCGTTAGCTTCGTCACCGGCAGAGGTGTAGGCGACGGCGGAACGGTTGGCACAACGCCAGTTGTTGGATCATAAACATCAGCATACAAAACGCCTGCGGTCGTCGTGCTCATCGTCCCGTAATACCAGCCCGCAGCACTGCCAGAGTACGCCTGGTTCGCCGGGAGGTACGCATAAAACCTTGGCGGAATGAAGTTAGCCATCACCTGTGCTGACAGCGAGAAAGCTCCCGACCCGGAGCCGCTAAAAATTAGTCCGTTTGCCCCTCCGTCGCCAGCAAACAAAATAAATGGCATTCCGCACTTGAACAGCGGGTCGCCCATCGCAGCATGTTCGGCAGCATGATCCACCAAGTCCGTGCGCACAGACGGCGGCGTCACCCAGACCGCCTTTCCCTGCCCCACCAGATCGGCCTCGAGCGCTTCTGAAAGCGACAGCGTCGCGCCATCCACACCGTAGTGGACTCCGGCGACAAGCACAGACATCAGCAGGCGGATTGACATGGCGGGGTTCCTTGGGTTCTCGTCGCGCGTATCGGGGTGGTCTGTTGGCCGGCAGTGCGCCGACTATTCGGCGGCTGCCAGCGCCGCCTTCGCGGCCGCCTGCGCGGCCTTCACTTCTTCCGCCGTCGCGGTATGCGTTCCGCTCTTGCTCGGGTCGTCGGCGCGGCTCACATACAGCGCCTTGCCGGCGAGAACGACGGCGCGGGCGGCGTCTTTCGGCGCTTCGGTGATGCCGATGTCGGCATGCTGACCGCCACGGTCGTCGCCGTGGTTGATCAGGGTGGGTTCAATGACGAGGATCTTCATGGGGTTTCCTTGGGGTTGCGGCTGGCGCCGAGGCGTTGTGCATCGGCGCCAGAGGAGTCAATCAGCGAGTCTTACGTGGTCAGCGCATCCTTCATCGCCGCGAAGCTGCCCGTATGGCGCACGCCGACGTCGACGTCCTGCAGCGCCACCACGCGCTTGGTGCCTGCCGAGCTGCCGGTGTATGGGTCGAGCATGATGTCGAGCCCGCCCCACATGAAGATGATCAGGTCGATCCAGTTGCCGAACATGATCGCCGAGCAGACCGAGCCGGACGACCCCTTGACCAGGTTGGACGGCACCGAGTTGCTGCACACGGCGTCGTAGCCGAGCACGTCGCCGACACCCTGCGAACCGGGTTGCGAGGTCCACACGGCCTTTCCGTCGGTGCCGCTGAAAACCTGCGTCTGACGCAGCTTGCCGCGTACCTTGGTGTTGGTCAGGAACGCCAGATTGCCGACGTCGCCGTTGGCGTTGGCGACTGCCGATTCGAGGTCGACGATGTTGCCATAGGTCGGCGCCAGGCCGTTCGTGCCGCCGGCCACCGAGCCGATGCCCGAGGTGTTGAGCAGGCCGGTGGGCTCATTCGAGGCGCCGGCGCCGTTGATCGCGCCGAGCTGGATCATGAGGCCGATGACGGCGGCGAGGTCAGCGCGGACGAAGGCTTCGACGTCGATCGAGCTTTGGATCAGCAGGCGGCGCGAGTAGTCGACGAAGGCGCCGACGGTCTTGGGCGAGCCGGTCACCTGGCCGACGGTTGGCGCCGATTCGGTCGGCGCGGCGTTTTCGGCCACCCAGTACCCGGTCGTTGCGGCGGTGTGGCTCGGGATGGCGATATTGCCATTCAGGCCGGTCAGGAAGGTGCAGCCGAGCCGCTCGAGGACCATCGCATTGCGCAGGAGCGTGATGAAGTCCGAGCCGAGTACTTCGGTGGCGACGGTGTTGCCGCCGGCGGTGGCCGACCCGACGGTCAAATCGCGCTGGCCAATCAGGTGGCCGCGGTTGGCGACGCCGTGCTTGGCGCGCTGCAGCAGGAGCGACTGAGCACTGCGCGCCGCGGCGGCGTTGAGTTGGATGCCGCGCAGGAGAACGTCAGCCGGGATGGTGATCGCGCTTTCCCGGATCTTGTCGCGCGAGTCACCTCGCTTGTCCTGCGCGGCACGCGAGCACTCCATCTCGAACGGGGCGAGCGTAGCGGCGTGGTGCGGGTCGGACGCGGCGAGGATGGCGCGGCAGAACGAAAACGACTCCGCTTCTTTCGTGCTCAGGCCGATCTCCGGGCTTTCGGCGGTGCGCAGCGTGCCGGTGTCCTTGAGGTGCGCGAGTACCTTGGTGGCGAACACGTCGGCGTCCATGCCGCTGTCGATGGCCTTCTCGGCCAGGTCGGGCACGTTCCATTGCCGGCCGACGGCGGTGATTTCGCGAACGCGGGCGCGTTCGAGTTCGATGCCGTCGGGCTGCTTGCTGGTGCTGCGGGTAACGGCGGTCTCGGGCGCCGGGGCGGTGGCTTGGTCCATGGTGTGGCTCCTGGTGGTGACGCCCTCGGCGGGCGGGGTATCGATAGCGATGATTCGGTAATGGTCGGCTTTGGCTGGCATGGCGCCGTCAGCGGCGCGGCCGATTCCCACCGAGGCGTCGGCGGGGATGTCGACAAGGGAAATTTCGTGCGGGGTCCAGCGCGTAACCCGGTACTCGTCCGGCTGGCGCCCTTCTCCGCTCTTGGTGAGAACGCGCTCCTCGATGACGTAGGCCACGGAGACGTTGCGCACGAGGCCGTCGACAATGTCCTGCCGTAGGTCGGCCAGCGCCGCGCGAGCACTTACGGTGATGTCGGCGTACACCCTACCGCCGTCCAACCACGCGCGATCCGCGGCGCCGATGCCGGCAAGCGGGGTGTCTCCCGTGGCGGTGAAGCGATCGTGATTGGCGAGGATGGGGGCGCCCCCGTTGAGGCGAGACAGGTCCACCTCGTCAGGCTTGTGCCCAAGCACTTCTACCCATGGGTCTTCCCACCAGTCATTGCGGAGGTAGGGTGTCTCGGATGACACGGAAAGCGTGAGGTACAGCCGCTGATCGGCTACGGCACGGTCAGCGATTTCTCGCACCGTCAGCGTGGCGGGCATGTGCCGATGCAGCAAGCCGTCGATGCGCGAGCGCAACGGCTTCACGGTGGCGGATGGCAATGGGGCGGAGGCGGTTTCGGTCGTCATGGCGGGATTGTCAAACGGGACGCAGATGGGAACTAGGCAAGAAATTTCGCTGTGGCGATTTCTTGGCCGGCGCGCTTTCCGCCGGTTCCGCCGGGTCGGCAGGATCGGCAGGGTCGGCCGCCATGGCGGTAGCGCCAGGCGTGGCCGTCGGCAGCGGCCCGAACAGGGAGACGTCGGCGTCGCGCTCGGCGGCAATCTCGTCCGGGTCTTCGCCGCGCGACATGATGATCCGGCTGCGCGATGTCAGACCGTTCTGCAGGTTGGTTTCGTCGGCGAGCGCTTCCTTGACCGGGTCGATGCCCTGCCAGCGGCGCGCCTGCCAGGTGGCGGCGGCGAGGTAGTCAGGCAGGCGCGAGACTTGCAGGCCGGGAGTCGCCGCGGCGAGGTAGGGGAGCACCGTCTCGAAGACGTCTTCGTGCAGCCAGGAGATCAGGCGCGCCTGGAGCTCTTTGTAGTGCTCGCGCTCGTCGAGGATGCCGACGCGCGCCGAGCTGTAATTCACGTCCGCAAGGTCGTTGCCAATCGACACATACGAGGCGCCCTGAGCGGCGGACCAGCCGCGCACCTGGCTTTTCACGTACTCGGTCGAGTCGATGTTGGGCCACGGGCTGTCGTACTGCCGGAAGTCGTAGCCGGTCGGCAAGCTGTCGAAGGTGCCGGGGACGGTGGTGGTGTATTTTTCGGCGCTGGCAGTGATCTGTTGGATTTCCTCCGGCGTGAGCACCTTGCCGGCGGCATGCGCGGCGTCTAGCACGCTGGAAACGATCTGATCGGCGAATCCGGGCGGCGCGTCGCCGCTCGGGCTGACGAAGAAGCCGAGCCGCTTGGCGCTGTTTGAGCACGCCACGGCGGCGGCGTCTTCGAAGTCGTGCAGCATGTGCAGGCGCCGCGCGCCGATGGCGAGCTGCGGGACGCCTCGAATCTGGTCCACCTCCTCGACCAGGAAGCGGTGGCGGATTTGCTCCGCCGGAATGCGCAGGTGCGCGCCGACGGTACTGGAGTCCATGCCCAGGTCGCCGGCTTTCGCCGCACGCAGCCAATAGGCCACTGGCTTGCCGTCGTCGTCGATCTCGACGCCCATGCGCACGCGGCGGCCCTGGTACTCGCGCCGAATCGTCACGTCCAGCAGCGTCGGGTCGAGCAGTTGAATCTGCATCCGGTACGGGCCGGCGCCGGGGCGATAGCGGTAGAGGATTTCGCCGTCGGCTGCGAGCGTCCACAGCATCAGGGTCTCGATCTCTTTCCAGCAGAGGCGTCCGGAGACGTCGCAATTGCCGCGCTTTCCCCAGGCGGACCACGCGGATTCGAGTAGCGCATTGGCTTCGCTGTCGAGGGGCGCAGTTCCGGCGGTGGGCTGGCGTCCGCGCGCGGGCTGGCGCAGGCGCATCTGCAGGCGGATTCCGGCGGCGCCGAGCACGTTGTCGACCAGTTGGATGCGGTAGCGCTTGACCCACTCATTGTTGCGCGCGAGGTTGCGCGAGCGGGCGCGCAGCGTCGGCAGTTGGTTGTGCAGGTCTTCGTTGATGCCGGCGGCGGTCGTCGCCCAGGACGACACCCAAGCCGGCGTTTCGCCCGCCTCGAAGCTGCGCGAGGCGGTGCGCAGTTGGGAAAGCTGCGCCTGGTGCGACTGGGCAGCGATGCCGCGAACGGCGCTGTCGATCCAGGCGGCGCGCTCGGCGGCGGTTTCGCGCGGCGCGCGGCGGAAAGGCTTGGCGAGGAGGTCGAGCAGGCGCATGCGGATCGTCTCCTGGTCAGCCGCGATAGAAGACGCGGCCGGAAACGCCGCGCTCGATCGCCACGGCGCGCTCGTAGTACGCGATCAGGTCGGCGATTTCGGTGGTGCTGCGAAATTTCATGCGGCGGTCGCCGATCTGGTACTCGGCGACCGGTCCTTGCCCGGCGGTGCAGTAGCTGGCCAAGGCGGCCTTGAGGTCGTCGAGCGCCTTGGCGTTGGCGGTGCGGCCGTCGAAGGTGGTCGCCGTGGCGAGATTGGCCGCGATGTCGATCGTCTTGGTTTCGAGCGACACGCGTTCGGTGGCCGGGCCGGCGACGGTTCGCTCGACGAATACAACCATGGTCGCGCGACCGGCAGCCCACGCGGCCGTGGTGACGGCGGCGAGGGTGACCGTGTGCTGTGTGCCGACGCCGGCGGCGGAGAAGCTGGCCGGGCTGCTGCCCGTTGTCCAGAGAATGCGGTATTTGAGCGTCCAGCCGTCAGCGGCGGAATACTCGGGGAGCGAGCGCGACCAGGTAAGGGAGTCGCCGGCGCGGATCGAAAGCGGCTCGGTGTCGGGAATGGCCAGGGTCATGGGTCAGCATGGTGGCTGACCCTGGCCGGTGAAAATAGGCAAGAAATTTCGCCGGCGGATTACTGGCGGTCAATTCGCTTGAGCAAACGGCGGCAGGAATGGGACACGTCGTCCGCACCTCCCAAGGAATACAGGCGCAGAACGGCGCGGAGGTCCGCGAGGTCTACCGACTTGCGCACTGCGTTTCGTGCGACGACCAGGCGCGCAACATGGCGACAATGGTCGTCGGCAAGAACTGCCTGTTGCCGTCTCCACCGATCGCTCGCTGTTGCACTGCTTTCTCCTGGCCGTTGCGAACGGTCATCTTCACGGACAACCGGACACGGGCTCCGCAAGAAATCAAGGACGGAAAGCTGTTCCAGAGCGAGGCGCTTCATGGTTTCAAAGCTCACCGGCATCATCAGGCTCCCGCGCGCTTGACGCGCGACACGGCCAGGCACGCATACCCAGCCTTGCTGCGCGCGAGCGCTATCGGGTCGCCGTCGCAATCGTCCGGGCTGATCACCTGGCCACCGCCGAGGAGAACGGCGATGTCGTGCATTGCGCTATCGAGCCACATCGTGGTCTCGCGTTCCTTGCGCAGATCGTCGTCGAGCGCGTCGAGCGTTTCGGCGGCGAGAAACAGCGTGGCGGCCTCGCCTCCTCCGGATTCCATCGCAAACGCCATGGTGGCGAGCTTGGCGGCCAGCCGCTTGATTCTGGCAGGGTCGGCATCGGTTGTCTTGGGCATGGTCAAACCTCCTTGATTGGTCAACGCAAAAGCTGGCGCAGTTGCTGAACGCGCCGCACGCTGACGCCAAGCCGGCGGGCAAGCTCCTCGCTGTCTTCCGCGGGTGACGGCGCGGCAATCTCGCGCAGCAGTCGGCGCTTGGTGTGGGCGGCGATGTAGATTCGCGTGGCGCCGTGCTCGCGGCGCACAGCGGCCTCGAAGCGGTCCCACACGTCCGCGGGCACCTCCGGCAGCGCTTGCCTGGCGGTCTCGATGATTTCGCGCAGGCTATCGCCGGACACGGGACTTTGCGGCGCGAGCGGCCATCATCGCGGCGAAGACTTTGGCGGCGGTGTCGGCGGCGGTGGTGGAGGCCGAAGCCTCGGCAGCCGCGACGACATGGCTGCTGTCGCTCGGCAAGGGTAAGTCCGCGTCTTGCGCCTTGCCGTCAGCGCGACCGGCGGTGGAGCTGTCTGGTGGTGTGCTGGGGCCGGTGGCCAGCGGCCCGGCCAGCCGACACGCGGCAAGCGCGAGAATCAGGCAGTCGAGCGCTTCGTTCCGTGGTCGAATCTGCTTCCACTCACTGAACACGCGCGAGCCGCGGATGCGCTTGACCAACTGCTCGGCGGCGAGCTGCGCGAAGTATTCGTCGTCGAAGGCCGGGTCGGCCGGAAAGTGCAGGTAGCCAGGGCCAGGCGTCGGCAGCTTGAGGCGCGCATAGATGAGCGACTTGGCTTGATCGACGCCGAGCGGCTCGATCGGCTGCCCCTTCTTGCGGCGCACGCGCAGGCGCATCTTGCGGCGGCGCTCGTCCTCGATCAATGGGCGGCCCATGCCGGTGACGCCCTTGGTCGGCAAAGCCCAGCGCTTGCCAGCACAAAACGCCATGGCCATCGACGTGTTGTAGCCCGCGTCGACGCACACCATGGCGACGCGCGCGTCGCGCAGGTACTCGTCAAGGTCGTCCCACGGGCCGGGCGTGGCCGTGTCGCCGGGGAATATCTGATGATCGAGTAGCCAGCCCTCCTCGCCGTTGCCCCAGGCAACTAGCGAGCATTCCAGGCGATCCTTCTGGACGTCCACGCCGGCGGTAAGTCGGCGGACCTTGCGGGCGGTGCGCAGCGTTTCCAGGGTGTAGGGCTCGACGCGAGCGAGTACGCTGGCGGCGTCGGCGCCATCGCCTTCTTCGCGCCAGACCTCGCCAAGGTACGTGTTCACGAAAGCCTTCAGCGCGGCGGTGTCGCCCTGCACGTCCACCCACTTTTGCGCTATCTGGCGCCAGCCCAGCCCGAGGCCGATCGGAGCATAGAGCGAGCTGATGTGATAGCCCCGCACCAGCTTGACGCGCGGGCGCTCGGCGATCCACCGGCCGCGGGCGAGAAGGGTCGGCTTTTCGCCTTCAAGGATCTCGGCTCCGCAGGATTCGCAGACGTACCAGGCGTCGACGACGACCTTGGCTTCAGCGGCGCCAGGCGTGGGCGACTCGGCCACCTCGGTGCGGTACTTGAGATTGCTGAATTTGAGGTGATGGAAGTCGCCGCAGTGCGGGCACGGCACGTGATACCGCCGGCGGTCGCTGCGCTGATAAGCCTGGTCGATGCGACTCTCGTCGGCATTGGTGGGCGTCGAGACGAGAAAGGTCTTTGCGCGCGAGAAGGTGCGCTGGCGGTTCTCGATCAGCGTCATCGGGTCGCCCTCCCCGCCGACGTCCCACTTGTACGCGTCCACCTCGTCGCAGATCACGTACGGCAGGTGGTCGGAGCGCAGCGAGTCGGCGCTGTTGGCTCCTGCCTTGATGATCCTGGCGTTGGCGCCGTACTCGAGGATGTCGGCGCGGTTGGCGCTGCTGCGCGAGGCCCGGCTGACCAGGTCGGCGAGCGGAGGATTCTCGCCGATCATCTTAGACAGGCGCGGATTGAATGAGCGGTCGCGCAGTTCGAGCGACGGCACGACGACCAGCATGTCGCGGTTGCCCAGGTGGTGCATGCAGTAGCCGAGCCAGTTGAACATGGCCTCAGTACCGCCGACGCCGGATGACTTGATGAACACGACGGTGCGCACCGGGGAGTGCTCGGATAGGTCGTCCTGAATGTCGCGCAAGTAGGGGGTGAGGTCGGTCCGCCATTTGCCTGGCGCATTGGTGCCGGCGATCAGCCAGCGCTGCTTGTCCGCCCACTGGGAGACGGTCTGCAGCGAGCGCGGCCGGGCGCCACGGCGAAAGCGCGCGCCGAACTCGGGTAGCGCGCTGCTCGCCGCTTCAGCGCGCCGGCCGATGTCGTCGAGCAGGGTATGCACGGCGTCCGACAGTAGGTAGTGCACCCGGGTCTCGTCCTGCTCGCCTTCGATCGCCTGAGCGAGGCGCGCCGGCACCGTGCGCAGGACATCCGCCAGCAGGGCCCGCACGGCAAGCGCCGCGCGCAGCAGATCATCCGCGCGCCGCGTCTGTGCCGTGGCCTCGTCAAGCTCCCGTCGAGCGTCGAGCGCCTTGAGGCGCGCGCGCTCGGTCTGGAGTTCGGTGAGGGTGGCGGTGGTCATTTCAATGCGCGCCAGCGGTCAGAATCCGCCATGCTGCTGCACGAACTCTTGGAACCTGGCCATTTCCAACGGCTGCAATGCGCTGCTTCCAATTGGCCAGCCCATCATCCACTCCCAAAAGTCCGGGTTCGGGGTGATCGCCTTGCCAGCCATTCGCACTAACTCTTGTGGCAACCTCACTCCCTGAGTCATCGCCATGCGTCGCTTGACTGTCTCCCAGGTGTATTGCCCCTTCCAGTCTGTGGCCACAGACGTCGGGAGCAGTTTCACAACACCCACCAGCGACGGAGTGGCGTTCTCCTTGCGGCCTCTGCCGTAGTGGTACGTCCGTCCGTTCGCGTCCGTTTTCGTAGGTGTAGGCAAGAATCCAGATTCTGTCCCGCTTGTGCGGAGCCCCGCAGTCGGCAGCGGATAGGCATGTCCACCGACAGTCATACCCGAGCGCGGCCAGATCACCGAGCACCTTTCCGAGTCCCCGAGTAATGAGCGCTGGGCTGTTCTCCACGAAGACGTATCTCGGTCGAACCTCGCGAACGATGCGCGCCATTTCTCTCCACAGTCCGCTGTGCTCGCCATCAATCCCTGCGCCCTTCCCGGCCAGTGAAATGTCTGTGCACGGAAATCCGCCGGACACGATTTCGACACGTCCGCGCCATGGCCGGCCGTCGAATGTGCGCACGTCGTCCCAGATCGGAAATCGTGGGAAGACTCCGTCGCGCTGTCGTTGCAGCAGCACGCGGCGGTTGTAGTCAAGGATTTCCACAGCGCAGACGGTAGTGTGTCCGAGCAGCAGGCTTCCGTAGATTCCGCCCCCTCCTCCGGCAAATAGCTCCAACTCATTCAATGTCCACCTTCGGATTTCAGCGAGCCGTCGCCATCGCCTTCTTCAGCGCGGAGTCGAAGTGGGCGCTGAAGTCGCTGGCGACGATCGTCGCGGACTGGCGATCCATGTCGATTCGCCGCTGATAGACCGGCGTCGGAATGACCAGCATCAGGAGCTTGGGAAAGCCGCGCGCGTCGGTGGCCCACAGGCCGCGCCGGCGCTTGTTGGCGCCTTTGCCGTCTGACCAGAAAATGCGCCCGGCGGCCTTGGCGTGGCGCTGGCTGCGCGCGCTCTGCGTGGCGTTCTGGTAGGGGTCGCGGAAGAGGCGCAGGGCGGCGTAAATCTGCTGCGTCTGGCCGCGCGACAGGTTGCCGTACTGGTCAAGCTTGGCATCCGGGCCGGGCACCAGGTACTCGCCGAGGCTGATCAGGCCGGCCTCGGTGAATGCGGTCTCCATGCGCTTGCGCAGGCGCGTTCCGCCGGCGAACTGGTGCCCGAGGATTTCGGCCATGGATCGGCTGTTCTTGCCGCCGATCTCGCGATCCTTGAGGTAGACGGCGGCTTGCAGTTTAGCCTTCGTTGCCGGGGCGATGAACAGGCTTTTCATCACCAGCGGCGTCGGGCGGTCGAAGTTGGCGGCCATCTCCGCCAGCGTGGCGGCGCGGATGGTGCGGGCAGTGGCGTTGAGCGCTTGCGAGGCGGCGAAGGGGATTTGTCTGGCCTGCTCGCCGAGGCTGGCGGCCAGGGCGGAAAAGCCTTCGAGGCGCACGGATATCGTGGTCATGGCTGGCCTATCGGGTCATGAGGCTGGAGAGGTGGGAGGGATTGCCGGCGGGCGGCTTTTCGTAGAGCCCGCAGCGCGCGAAGTGGGTGACGTGGAGCAGGCACCAGCGGAGCGGGTGATTGCGGTCATATCCGCTGGGCTTGCTGCGCTCTTGGGCGAGGTGTCGGCAGCCCACGCATGGGTGCGGCGGCTCGGCGTGGATCACGGTGGAGGCGGGGATCATGGTCTTGCTTCCTTGCTGGGGATGGTGATTTGCAGATCGTCAAAGCTGAAACTGGCGCCCGGCGCGGCGGGCAGGTGACCAACGGTGCGGCCGGCTTCGCTGGCGTAGAAGTCGGTCCCGCCGGCCAGGCCGTTGCGGATGGCGCGATCGACGGCCGGGGCGCCGAAGGCCTCGCGCGCGGCGTCGACAAACTCGGCAACGCGCGGCATGGCCTGGCGCAGTGGTTTGGCGGGCGCGCTCATCGCAGCGGCCCGCAGGAAAGGGTGCCCGGATAGGCAGATTGATCAGAGGTCCGGGCGCTGGCTCTGTGAAAGGTGCGGTTATCGTGGCGGCCGAAGCCGCCCCGCCCCGATCTGCCATCGGTATCACGTATCAACAGACGTGCTCTGTTCGGCGTGGTCATGCCGTTTTCTTTCCCGCCAGGCGCAGGCGGCGCAGCGCGCGCGGCATCTCGCGGCGCAGCGTGCGGCCCAGCGCTTTGACTTGTTCCTCGAGCAGCGCGCGCCGGGCGCCGGGGTCGCTCTGCACGGCGAGGCGCGGGGCGGTCTGGTCGACGAGGCGCTCGAGGGCGCCTCGCAGCGTGGCGCCGAGCGCCTGCGCTTCGTCGTGCATGGCGTCCGCCGGGTAACGCTTGTGCGTGCGGAGCTGGATCGACAGCCTGGCGAGTGCGTTTTGCGAGGCCAGCAGTGACTGGGTGTAGTCGGCGAGGCGGGGCGCGCCGTCAGCGGCTGCCGGAGTGGTTTCGGTGGCGGCGTCGGCGGGGATCTCCGACAGGTCGTCGGCGTCTCCCACGTCGTCGCCGGCGTATTCAGCGGCATCCGCGTTGTCGCCGAGGCGCGCAGGCGCGCTACGGGGCGTTGCGGAGGCGGGGTGGGCTTCCGGTATGGCCTGGCCGCGTTTCGCGGCGTGGCGCGCCAGGACGTCAGGGCGTAGGCCCGGCTTGGTGGCTTGCCAAAGTTGCAGGCTGGCGTCGACGTCGAGGAAGCCGCCATCGAGATGCAGCCGGCCGGCAGCGATGGCTCGGCTGATGGTGCTCTTGTGCACGCCGAGGCGCCGGGCAAAGGCGGCCGGGGTTTCGCGGAGCTGGCTGGCTTCCACTTCTCTCTCTCTTCTTTTCAAGAAAAAATAAAGTAGAGAAGGCGGGCGCGCGCGAGCGAACGCACCTGCAGCGCAGCGAACGCATGGGCGAACGCACGCAAACCCGCGCCAATACAGGCACCGAACACAACGAACGCACCGAACGCACCCATACCGTAGCGCGAGACGACGCATGTGCGCATTCCTCCCGTGTTGTGCGTGCACGTCTCGCGTGTAGTGCGCGCGCCTGATGCGTTCGTTGTGTTCGGTGCCAGCAACAGCAAGGGTTTGCGTGCGTTCGCCCATGCGTTCGCCCCGCGTTCGTTGTGTTCGCTCATGGTCTAGTCGTCGCCTCCGAGCGCATCCTTGAACGCGAAAACGCAGTCGGTGGCCCATTGCGCTTCAGTCTTGTCTGCAGCTTTGCGGTACTTGTCGCCGTCCTCATGGGCCGATAAGGCCGCCTCGTCCGGGATGACCAGCCGCGTGCGCCTCGGCGTTCCGGAGTAAAAGGAGTCCTCGAAAACGTCTTTCAGGTCGATCCGCCAGCCGGGTTGCTTGCGCAGATAGCCCGACAGGTTGTTCTGGCTGCGCGGCTTCTCGCCTGCCGACACGCACCACCGGGAATAGGCCCGATAGATTTGCCAGGAGGCGCAGGCGCACACGGGATAGCGCGTTTCGCCGGCCAGCCAGTCTCGGCAAAAGCGCTCGATCGAGCCCATGGAAAGCTCTTGGACGGCGAGCTTGGCATCCGTCATCGGCGGCTTGCTGTGCTCGTCGAAATCGCCGAGGTCGAGATTGACGAGGTAATGATGCAGCGCTTCGCGACCACCATTGGCCAGGCAGGCGGCCACGTCTTTGTAAAACGCTGGTGACAATGCCTGCGGGGTCCAGATCATGAAGTGGCGCCGGTCGAATAGCTCGACGGCGGTCGGGTGCAGCTCGTTGGACAGCCACACGCCATTGCAGTGGTTGCGCTCCTGCCAGGCCGACAGATTTTTCGGGTTGATTCGGATGGTGTCGCCGGTGATCAGCGACTTGATGCGGTTTTTCAGAAAGTAGAGTTCATTCCTCGCGACAACCTCGTCGAAGATGAGCATCAGCTTTCGGCTTGCCCAGTCGTTGAAGTTGCTCTCTACGGCGGACTGGTCAACGGTTCCGCCGTACTCGCCGTACAGGCTGGCTATCGCGTCGAAAAAGATGTTCTTGCCGGCGCCCTGCATGCCGTGGAAGACCAGCGTCGTCTTCATCTTGGCGCCGTGGTGCTGCAGCGGATAGGCCAGCCAACGCAGCGCCCAGTCGTATGCCTCGCGGCTGTTGCTTTCGAGTGAGCACATCCACTGCAGCAGATCCAGGAGTATCTGGCAGTCGCCCGCCTTCGGCGTCGTCGGCCAGCCGCCCCACAGATTGCAGACGACGCGCTGGTCTTTCTCGGTTGGGTCAAAGCCGACTTCAGAGAACCGCGCCACCTTGCGATCCGGCCGCAGCTTCCAATCGCGCGCCGCATGGTCGGGAATCAACGCCAGGACGTCGGCCTTGCGCACGATGACGTGCTCGACAGCGTCGAAATACGCGCCGTCGGAGCCATACAGCAGCGTCCACCGATCGCACGCCTCGTCGAGCGAGTACAAACCACGCATGGGCTGACGCGGTGCGGCCCCTCCCCCCGCCTCATGCGCTGCCGCCCGGACAGGCACTTGCCGTCCGGACTGCCACCCGTGCGCCGATAGGGAGGCCTCGATCTGGCGCGCCACCATCGACAGCCCACCATCGGGGTGCACGTGGAGGTCGTTGAAGTCGGTCGGGCCCTTGTGCGTCGTCGGGCGCTCGCCCGGGAAGATCGGCGTCACCACGTGGCCGCCAACAGCGAGCGCCGCGGACCTGGCCGACTCGACGCCGGCGTTACCCTTGCCGTGCGGATCGCCGCAAGCGCAGCACTCGGGATCCGCCACGGTCGTCCATGTCGAGCAGGCCCGGCACGTCTGCAGGTAGTCGTCATCGGCACAGACCAGCAGGCGAAGCCCTCGGTACGTCTTGCAAACCGCCTGCGCCACAGGCAGCAGGTTTCCGGCGTCGAAGGCGACGACCACGGGAAGGCCTGTCGCCTCGTGCAGACTGGCGCCGGTGGCGAACCCCTCGCAGAGCAGCGCCACGCTGCCGGCCATCGGCGAGCCGATCAGGAAGAAATGGCCCTTCTTCGCCAGGCCAGCCGGGCAGAAATCCTTGTCCCTTCCCTTGCGCTTCTTGATCGCCGGGTCGTGATAGACCACCTGCAGGCCCCAGGTCTTACCCTTGCCGTCCTGCACCGGGATAACCAGATTGCCAGTGGGCGACAGCCTGGCCCCGAACAGCCGGCCAGCCGGCAGCCCCTTGCGGGACAGGTAAGCACTCTCGCCGAGCTCGCCGCACTTCCGCCACCAGCCGCCAGCCTTGCGCGCCGCGATTTCGTGCCGACGCAGCAGGTCGGCATCGGCGGCCTTGCGGTCGGCGAGCTGGCGCGCGCGTATCGCCTCCGCCTGCTCCGGCGTGATGCGCGGCCGATCCTCACGCTTGAGGATGATCTTCTGCGGCGCCTGGTCGTTCGCCGACCAGACGCCGAACGATCCGACAATCAACTCGTCGCCACCGCCGACAGGCAGCGCATGCAGCTTGTACCAGCCCCGCTTTTCCCGATCGCCGACGACCGCACACCGCACAAACGTCGACGTCCCGACTTCCAGCCCGCGCTTCGGGTCGATGATCAGACTGCTCGCAAACGTCGTCG